AAATTGCCCTAGTGATTACGAAGTGCAAGGCATTTCCCGTGCAACTGGTCATGACATTGTACAAAATCTTTCAGACATTCTTGGTTTTATAAAAGAATATAAACCAGATATATTATTCAATAATGTTTGGGGAGATGGCAATCAAAATCAGATTGCTACTTGGTTTGTAGATAGATTTGAAAAAGGTATTATGATTACAACTGGTTCAATTCTTGGTTACAAATATTTAGCAGACAATATTGATAATTTTTATGACCATTTATTAAAACAACCATATATGCAGTATAACGAAAATAAAGCAAAATTATTATTAGAAGCATTTATGTGGAAATTAAGAAACAGAAATGGAAAAGATGTATACTGGACAAACTATAGTCTTGGTCTAACTAAAACAGGATTGACAAACAGAGACATACATGGTAACTTTGACCCAACAAAACACAAAGATTACCCAATGTTAGAACCAGATGATGTTGCTAAAAGAATGTGGAAAGATATAGAGAATAAATTATACTTAGAGCAGTTTGAAGTCGCACTTGAACAAAACAGAAACTGGGAAGACAAAGACAGAGTACAAGTTTTTATGGATTTAATTACAAATATAGAAATGTATGGTGCATAAATGACTGAGTATAGCGAAGCAGTAGAACGACAAAAAATATTAATTGAAGCAGAAAAGTGGGCAAAACAAATTAACCAAATACATTTTCACTCACTAACATCAATGTACTATGATACTGTAGAAACTAAAGAAGAACTAATAAAAAATGGACCTGTTACAGACACAACATATAATAGTGGTCTTATTATCAGAACAAGAAACAATAAAGAAGTTTGTAGATTTGGTATAGAAAGAACTGGTGATGATTTAATAAATTGGTATGGCAGAAGTAGTAGTTAATAATTCTTATTACAACAACAAGTTAAATAATTTAATAGATGAATTTTATTCTTTAGATTATGACAATATGGACTATGCGACAATTAGTGGTGATTTAGATAATGGCGAATACTATTGCTCTAGAGAATACTTAAATGATGTTATGTCAAGAGAACATGCTGGGTTTCCTGATGCTTATTATAATAGTTCTATAAGTAATGCATTTGAAAAAAATCCAAATAAATGGAAATTTTTTTTTGAATATTACAAATATGAATTTCCACCAGAAATTGGTGCGAAACATAATGCTTTATTAAATTACTATCCACCAGGTGGATTCATAGGTTGGCATACGAACTGGAATGCATCTGCCTATCAAATGTTATTTACGTATAGTCTTGATGGTAATGGGTATTTTAATTACTTAGATAATAAAACAAATGAAATAGTTACTATACCAGACAAGAAAGGTTGGCAATGTCGTTGGTTCTATTTTGGTGAAAAGAATGACTCAGACAATCATTGTTGGCATTCTGCATATACTTCGTGTGATAGATTTACAATGGCAGTTAAGTTTGACGATTTAAATTATTTACATGATGTAATTGAAGACTTGACAAGTAATGATGATTAATGTATAATATAGGAAAAAAAATGAAATATACAATTATTGTAACAACACTTGCATTTATAATTAGTTGCTCGTCATTACCTTTGACTAGTAAATCATGGGGAATGAAAGAGAACACTAACATATGCTTTTTTAATAACAAGGGTAATCCTATCTGTCAGAAAAAACTTAACGGAACTATCTTATGTGGTAAGACAGAAGTTGGTCAAGAGATTTGTGTAGATATGACACCTGCAACTATATACTAATGATGAAGAAAAAAATAGATTACAAATATAATGAGAATGATAATATTCTTGAATTATTAAAATATGTTAACTCGACTTACGAGCAACATTATTCTAAAAACAAGTTTCAAGCGACTGAGTTTATTATTGATGGTGGTCATGGTGAAGGTTTTTGTATCGGTAATATTATGAAATATGCACAACGATATGGAAATAAGAATGGGTACAATAGACAAGACTTATTAAAAGTTATCCACTATGCTTTGATTATGCTTCACGTCCATGACAAGACTCATTCGAAACGATAAACTCTTTCATATCACTTATCCAACTTCGCATTCTTTGTGCCTGCTTTTCATGAAAGTTTTTGTTTTTTAAATCTTTTATAGATTGTTCAATATGAAAATCGTACAATCTAGTTGCAAATGCAATCGCATCTTGATACGGCATACGAACCGAATTTGAAAAAGACCTCTCTACTTTTTTCATGGTGAGTATATTTCTATTTTTTCTTCTTTACCTTTTACTTTAATTACATCTAACTTTTTAAATAAAAAGTCTTTACGACTATATCCATATTGACGAATAGAGTTTACAGTATCTTGACTGATAAGTATTCTGTTGTTTTTATATTTGCCTCTGGCCGCTAATGCTTCCAAACGAGCGGCGAGATTAACAGAGTCTCCGATGACGGAATAATCAAATCGGGAAACAGAACCCATGTTCCCAACGATGCAGTCACCAGTATTAATACCAATGCCGACATTGATGCTAGGAAGATTTTTTCTTTTAAATTCATCTTGTATTATCTCTAGTTCTTGTTCTATTTCTACTGCAGAAATACATGCCATTTCTGCATGATACGTATTGTCTAATGGTGCATTCCAAAATGCCATTATACAATCACCCATGTATTTATCAATTGTGCCTCCATTACTTAGTATAATATTAGACGTTCTATCTAAAAAGTTATTAACTAATTCCACTAGACCTTCAGGGTCATCATTATTTTTGTAATGTTCTGATATTGGTGTAAACCCAACTATGTCCATAAAAAAGAATGTCATGTTCTTTCTCTCACCACCAAGTTTTAGTAGACTTGGGTCTTCTGCAAGTTTATCTACCATGTCTGGTGATAGATACGTTTTGAACTGGCCTTTTATCATTTCTTTTAGTTTGTATGTCACGTAGTACTTGTTAAATGATGCATGTCCGAACACCAGAAGTGATGCCAGTGACGTATAAATTACATCGATAAGCAATAAAGCAGTAAACCAATAATATAGTCCTGTTGCGACTATACTACCAATCATAGCAAGAGATAATATGCCACTTAGATACGTAGGCAATCTATATACCATAAGTAGTATCAATAACATACTCATTGTTAAAACAAGTATCTCTAATTGTTCAAGAAAGAAATGTCTTTGTATTTGTACACCACTTACAACAGTTTGAATTAAGTTTGCTTGAACATCATGTGGGTACATCGCACCCATTGGTGTTGGCACTGGATTTACTAATCCACCAGCAGATAAACCAATGATATACATTTGTCCATCTGGCATTGGTTCACCAAAAGAGATACGTTTAAACTTATTCCAATATGCAATTTGTATGTTAGAGTTAGGTGTGGTAGACATTTTATCTAATTTACCCATTCTTACCCATTCAACACCTGCTTCTTTTACTTTCATCGCATAATTAGGTTGACGATTCCAAACACGTAAAGTTTCTAGTGCGAGAGAAGGATAGATATGACTATTTGCAATTACCATTAATGGTGCTTCACGAACTATACCATCAATACTTGGTGCGGCACTTACAACACCGACACCAACAGGATTTAATTCTTTTATAGGTGTAGAAATGCCTTTATAAGTATACAACCAGTCACTAGGGTCACCTTTACCTAGTTTACCAAAACCAAGAAAAGGTTTATCGCCTTTATTTGATACGTTTGTAGGAATAGAAGATAATATAACTTCTCTTTTTGACATCGCATATGCAAGGTCATTGTCACCATCGAATCTATCGGGTTCAGTAAATCCCATGTTCATTACATACAAAGACAATGCCCCATTTGAAGTTAAAACTTTTGCATAGACATCACGTGGAAATGGAAATTGTCCAAACTTCTCTAAAGACTTTTCATCAATATCAACTAGAACAATACCAGAGTCTACAGGTGTTTGTAGATATTGTAGTGAATCAAAATAGTTTAAACGAAACTGTTCTACTAATTTAGGGTCAACAACACGAACACCAATTAATAATACTATTGTTATAAGAACAATTTTCCAATTGTACATTGTTTATTGTTGTGTAACAGAAATGCTACAACCACCCATAGTTTGACAGTTTTGTGATAGTGAATAAGACTGAGCAGAGTTGCCTTGCTGACTTAAATTTAATGTTGTTGGACTAGAACCAGTTAAAGATATATTTGCAGTATGTGTTGCATAACCACTTTGATACCCTGTGACATTGTTTCCATCATTGTACGTATATAGATTTACAGTTTTTACACCATCAGTATTTTGTCTCCAGAATACATTATTATTATCAGAGTAAAGATAAAATGTTGCTTGGTGTTCACTATAGATACCTGCAGATGAATTTCTTTGACTACCTGCAAGATTATTATTATCTCCGTGAATATCAATAGTTGCATCATGACCACCACCTTCACTTCCGTCCCATGCAAAAGTCGTATCGTTCAGAGAACTAAGAATATATCCTTGACCCCAACGAACATTGTTATCGTCACCATAAATGTGAAGACCTATGTGAGATTCTTTACAGAGTGAACCACGACCACATATTTGTGCAAAGTGTAAATTATTAAATGTTCCGTCTATATCACCACTACTTAAACTACCCCAATGTCCATAACTTACTTTGTTATTATGTCCATGCTGAATTATTTTTACTTCGTTACCCTGATGTTGCATCGAGAAGTCTACTTTATTATCTTTACCTTCTTGTTCTATAAACAACTTTGTGCCTTCGCCACTTTGAGTAATATATATTTCGTTATCTGCAAATGCATACTCACAACCTGCAATACCAAATGCAAATAGAATCCACATTGTCAAAATAGTTTTGAAACCCTGTGGTGATATTTCTTCTTTGATACGTTGTATGTAATATTTAATCATTCTTGTATTATTATGATTCTTGCTTGTGAACCATCCCCTAGAGTTATTTCACTTGGTTTTTGATTAGTATATGTTTCAATAACGGCATTAGTATATATTGCATGTGTTATTCTAATAATACCTTCTACCTCTCTGGTCATAACAATAGTTTCTTCTTCTTTGTTGATAAATGTATTATATTGACTATCTTCATCAAAACCGACTTGAGTGCCTTCAATATTAATATTACCTGTATCTGCGACTTCTCTATCAATTTCATTTATCTTATCAAGTTCTGCAGTAATATCTAATAAGTCTTGAAGAAACTCAACATCTAATAAATTAATATCTAATTCAGTATACTCTAATTCTTCTTTGTCTTCTAGTGCATCATCTTCTAAGGCATCGTATGCCAAAAAGTCAACATCTAAAATGCCTTGAGTATCGTCTTCTTTACTTTCTCTTTCTCTTTCTACTTCTTTTATTTCTTTTGGTGGATTGACAATAAACATATTGTTGATTGAATCAGGTGTAATTCCTTCAAGAATAACTGTTCTTTGTGGCATGACATCATACGACTGTAACATCATAGATTGATATGCTTCATTTAATGTAATCGTGCCACCAGCATTTGTAATAAATATTTCACCAGATGATTTACCAGTTTCATCAGGTAGTAATACTACTAGAGTTCTACCGAGTTCATCAACTGTGGTTGTAAAATCTGTACCACGAATACCTATCTGAGCAGTGGGCGTAGAGATATCGACATTCGCCTTATCAATTCTTGCACCTGTACCAGAGGTAAATCTAGCAGTACCCAATGCCATTCGCATCGTCATCTTCGACAACGATGGGTCTGGGTCATAATATACTTCGTCAATATAAATTCTTGTGTGTTCAGTCAATGCTAATTCTTCTTCATCTTTGAACTCAATTAACATTCTGCCATTACCAGTAATAGCAGTATCATTCATTTCTACATCAGGTAGACTTGTATCTGAAACAACAATCTCTTCACCAGATTGTCTTTCAAGTGCGGCACTACCCGTGTGTTCACGAATGTCACCAATAGAGTCTGCATAAACAGACCCTATTAGTATTAGATTACTCGCCAGTATCTTGCTGAATAATCGTAATTTCTGAACCGTCTGTAACAAAACTTGCATCTAATATCGCCTCTGTACTATTTAAACCTGTACCTGTTCTTTGACCAACAAACACATAGTTTTTATCACCTGTTAAATCTACAGATATTTTATTATCACTTCCATCTTCTTGAGTTGTTAATATCCAGTTGTTTGAACCAGTTATATCCCAATCCCAGATAGCATTCGAAGAGTTTATAAAAGCACCAATAGTGTTTGAAGCGCCACTACCATCAACTAGTAAGTCAATGTTGGCACCATCTGCACTACCTTCTGTGATATTCCAGGCGTCCCAATATGCGGCATTTGACCCATAATTACTTGTAGCATTACCACCATAAGTTCCATAACCAGTGATATTACTGCCAGTAAATGTATGAGCAGAGTAAGTTCTAAAACCTGCACTATTGTTAAAAAATGCACCATCACCTAAATTATAAGGTGTGTTATAGGTTTCAGATTTATTACCCAGTCTAAACAATGTTTGGTTGTAACTGCCTTGAATATCTACATTCATATCAATGGCATCTGCACTATAGTTACTACTAGTATTACCAGATACAGTACCAATCAATTGATTGATTCTATTATTTGAACCCACTAGATTGTAATCTATGTTTGACCCATCTGAATTGATATCACCAAATAACAAGTTATTACTACCATTAAATAACCAGTATGCATTACTGTTACCTATTTGTAGTTTCATATCGGTCGCATTAGAACCAGTGTTAGTATTTTGTCCAATCAAGTTTCCATTACCTGTTTGTTCAATAATAATTTCTACACCTTCTCCAACTTGCTCGATATATATCTCATTATCTGCAAATGCAAATGCACTTACTGTTAATAATAAAGCGAGAATTAAAGTTCTCATTCTTTCTCCTTAGTTAATGAGTGTTTATCGTTGACTCCATCTGATTGATGTGGGTGACGATGACCACTCTTCATTTGCCAATAACCTCTATCGTGGCCTTGGTAAATAAGTTCTAATACTGCAACTTCAATAGCGGAGCGAACTGCAAAAGTCACACTCTCGTTAAATCCATTACCGTCTTCAAATTCCAATAACTTTGTGTCCATATCAAAGAATCGGAATAAATCATAACCACCACCGACAGACAAAATAGTTTTTTTCGCCTGAACATTCATTAAAATTTCACCTGTTAGTGTTGAGGTTGCCCTTAGACTAACAATTACTGAATCTCTTCTATATGATGTGTTGTGTCCAATACCTAAATATCTGGCACCACGACCACCACTTTCGATGTTAGTATCATATCCGACAACACCACCATCGATTATAATTCCTGCAAACACTAAAGAACCTAGTGCTTTGTCTTCGTTAAACTCTTCTCTAGAACTTCTTATTATTTGTCTTTCTCTTATGAGAGCATCTATATTAGTTCTCTCAACTACTCTAAACCACTCTCCATTACCTGCAGTTTTAAGTGCATCAATAACAAGTAAATCTGCACCTTGTGTTACTGCAGTAGAGAAGTCTGAGAAGTTATCTCTACTTTTTCTTTGTCCTGTCTTATCTGCAAATCCATAAACTGCAACTACTACGGGTTTATCATTACTTGGACCTGGTACGTTTTTTAATTCTACTGTTGATGGCAACTTTTCTACAGTTGCACTTTCTCTACATGCTAGTTGGTCATCATCGCAATCTATACGAGAATAA